ATGCAGGAGATGGTTGAAAGAAAGCGTCGTGAAATGCGAAAGATGAATAGTATGAAAAAGAAAGGTCGAAAATAAAAATGAGAAGAAACGTATCCATCAGAGATATCACCACGTTTGCTCAGTTAGACATGGTTTATAACCAGGTCAGAGTCATTGAGGCAAAGCAAAATAATACAAAGTATAAATGCTTGGGTTCCGGTGAGTGTTGCAAGATTGGTTTAACAATACCAATGCTTGAGTGTGCCAATATTGCGTTTAATCTTCGTCATGAGTACTATTTAAAACTCGAATCAGAAGGAGAAGATGCTGCTGTTGCATGGTTAGATAGTGTCATCTCAGATTTGAAGAATGCAATGCATGATGACAACTGGAAGCCAGGTGGTGAGACAACTAGCCATTGTGCTTTCTATAAAGGTGGATGCACCATATATCGCTTTAGACCGCTTGTTTGCCGTTCTTTTGGGACTATTACAACAGTAGATGATTTCTGTCCCAGGATTAGAAATGAGAATGGGGCTATAGATCACTTTGCAGGCCCAGCGGTGGAGAAGGTTGTAAAGGAATATCAGGATCTTGTAAAGCACTACGGCTCTGACAAAGATCAGAACTATGACCTGACTGTGTATATGCCTCTTGGCGTTTTGAGCTTCTTGTTGTCAACCGAGGAACTGGTTCAGTTGAGAGAAGATACTGATGATAAATTCTGGACTGGCGTGATGGGGTGGTTTAATTATAGAGTTGAATTTATTCGCTCTCATGGTTATGACCTTGATATACTTAAGAGAGAAGCAGAGGCGGTAGGTGTGCCTATATCCTTTAAAAGTTAAATAAATTTACTATAATAATAGTAATAATAAAATATCAATAGTGTCAATAATCGAAATAATTTCTGATATGATATCTACGGAAAGGAGGATCGATGGGCATTAGTGTTGAGAAGGTTGCCGAAACCGAAGTTCTTGTAGCGGATTTTGGATCTAAGCAGCTTTATAGGATTGTAGAAACGAATGAAGATAGTGAACTGGAGAGCGTTAGCGAATCTGAAGGCTGACGGTTATTCATACGCTTCTTTAAATTTGTCATCAAGGCTGAGAGACATGGGTGCTCTCAGCCTTGACGATTTTTATAATACTAATATAAAATCAGTAACATTTTCTGACTCTGGTGAAATGAGGCTCGTCCCTGTCAGGGATTCAGCGGATATACTCATTAATAACTGCCTGCCCCCAGAGTACTCTTTTGACGCAAAGTACGTAATTGGTTTTACTTATTGGGAAACAACACAGTTACCTAATAAATGGGTAAACTACATGAACCGATGTGACGAGGTGTGGACGACATCTCGCTGGGCTAGAGATGTATTCATTTCCAGCGGAGTCAAGGCTCCCGTGTTTGCTTTTGATTTGGGGGTCAACACCGAGGCTTTTAAATACAACAGAAAGCCTCACAGCGGCCCGTTTACCTTTATACATGTTGGTAGCCCGTCAACAAGAAAAAATACTCAACTTGTCGTTGATGCTTTTCATAAATTATTTAACTACAGCACAGACTATAAGTTGATAATCAAAAGTAATGGCCCGCCTGATGCTCGCCATGTAGTTGATGGTCATAATTTCGGCAGCCTCTACGGGAAGAGAACCATTGAGATAATCGATCACTATCTATCAGACTCAGAACTGGGCGATCTTTTTGGTCGGTCAGATTGCATGGTTTATCCAACTAGAGGTGAAGGGTGGGGAATGGCCCCATTTCAGGCGATAGCGACTGGCTTGCCAACTATTTGCACTAATGCAACTGCATGCACAGAATTCGCTGAATTGTCGGTCCCCCTAGAGGCCGACTATACTGACACTAATCAATTTGGCATATATTCAACAGGTGAGTGGGCTAACCCTAAAATCGATGATGTATGTGATAAAATGTTATATGTCATAAATAATTATGATGATGTTCTTGAGAAAACAAAAAAGGGTTCTAGGGTGATCCATTCTTCGTATTCTTGGGATCATATAGTAGTTGAGTACTACAACAGGATTATGGAATTGGTAAATAATGTCTGAGATAGAGAAAGTAGATAATGGTATTCTTTCAAAACTTAAGGATATAGAAGATGCCGGAATTTTGTTTATAAAAGGCTACTCGTATACAGAAATTGGATCTTTAATTGGTATTGGTACAAACAAAGCTAAAGACTATGTTAACGAGTATAAGAGCCTTATGCAAAAGCAGGCTGACGACGACCCCTATTTTCTTGAAAAAATACAATTTAACACAATCAAAGCCCTTCAGGAATTTGATCAATTGAGCAAAGAAGCATGGGAGACAGTTAATATTGCAACTGATCATGGCATGGTCGCTGTGAGAATTCAAGCTCTCAAGCTTGCTTCTGATATTGCTGGCAAGAAAGCACAACTTCATAAATTGATCGGTGGGACCAATTCTACCGATGGTGATTATATTGCTCGAATGCAGAAAGCAGAGAATGTCAACCAGATATTGTCTAAGATTTTACGAGATGTTATTGCAAAACATCCTTCAATCGCAGAAGAGGTGAGGAGAGAACTTGAGGTTGCTTTTGAGATTATGAATGGCACAGCGGATTCAGTTTCTAATCCAGAAACTTATTCATCGGATAAATACGATGATGCAGAGGTCGTAGAATAATGCCAGGCCGCGTGTTTAAAAAAAGGTTCTCATAAAGGTTAAAAAATCATGACAGACTTTTTAGGCATGAATCTAGAATTCAAAGACTTTGACAGGTTGCTAAGACAAGAAGAGCTCTCTAGCGAACCTGTTCCTATTGAGGTCTTTGTTCAGGACAAGAAATATCTTGGCCTGCCCCCATTATCCCCCATTCAGTTGGAAATTGTTCGCCATTCCACACAAATCTTAAAAAAACATACGTTACAAAAGTTAATGGGTGAAAAAGAAGGTGAGGAGTGGTACACAAAGTATACAGACAATGAAGTTATTTGCATGCTTGGTAAGGGTAGCGGTAAAGATCACTGTGCTCGAATTTCTATTGCCTATACAGCGTATCTTTTACACTGTCTAAGGGATCCATTAAGTTATTACGGCAAAGCAAATGGTGTTTATATTGATCTACTTAACCTTGCTGTCAACGCCCAGCAAGCTCAGAGAGTTTTCTTTGAGCCATTGAAGAACCTTTTATTGTCATCACCGTTCTTTAATGAAGTTGGATTTGAGCCAAGAGTCTCGGAAATCTTTTTCTTTTCTAGACCTGTGAGATGTTTCTCTGGTCACTCTGAAAGTGAAGGTTGGGAAGGTTATGAGGTTATGACTGTTATTCTTGACGAAATCTCTGCCTTTAAAACCGACTCTGAATTGAAGGGCGAGACAAGAGCTAAGGGTTCTGCTTCTGCTATTTATAACATGAGTAAGTTATCGGTCATGTCGCGATTCCCAGAAATTGGTAAAGTTATTCTGCTGTCATTCCCAAGATATAAAGGTGACTTCATTCAGCAGCGTTATTTTGGTGCGCAACAAAAGAATGAGCCAAAAACTTGGTCTATGAAGGCTGCAACATGGGAGGTTAATCCGACCATTAAGCGTGAGGATCTGGAGTCGGAATTTATTAGAAATCCTATTGAGGCAAGAGCTCGTTTTGAGTGTGAGCCTCCGAACATGGAAGACGCATACTTTAGAGATGCTGATCTTGTTAGGAAAGCATTCAATTATGGTGAAGATCCTATTGATGAAGAGGACGGTACATTTAAGAAGTGGTTTAATGGAACGGATGGTCATACCAGGTTTATTCATATTGACCTTGGTTTGAAGAGAGACCGTGCTGCTCTTTGTATGAGTCATGGGGCTGGTTTTAAAGAGATTAAAACGTCTATGGGGGTTGAAACTCTACCTGTAGTGAATGTGGATTTAGTTCACTCTTGGGAAGCTAGTCACGGTGAAGAAATTAACTTTGCCAATGTTCGACAGATGATTGTCGATCTGTGCAGGAAATTCCAGGTTGGTTTGGTTACATTTGACCGCTGGCAATCTGTGGAAATGATTCAGTCTCTTAGAGGTCAGGGAATCAATGCCGACTTCCATTCGGTTAAAAAGTCGGACTACGACACGCTTATGACTGCTATATATGATACACGTTTACGTGGATATTGGAATGAACTGCTTGTTGAAGAAGAGCTCTTAAAATTAAGACTCTTTAATAATAACAAAATTGATCACCCCTCAAGCGGCTCAAAAGATCTTGCTGATGCTGTCGCCGGATCAGTATTTAATTGCATGAAAAACATGGCGTATGATACCGAGATTGAGATTGAGATACTATCCCCAGATAAAGATTGGGAGATGGAAGATGACCTCGGTGATTATGGTACAGTAAGGGTCTGGAATAAAGACGTTGGTGAATTTATGCCAGGCTATGATAAAAGAGATATAGATTATACTAATAACGAAAGGTGGATAGAATCAATATGACAGAGGTAAACATTGACGTTTCTCAACTGATTACTGTTTTAAACAATCAACTCGCAGAGTCTAATCTTCAGCTTCAGATCGCTAAATTGCAAGTGGATGCGCTTCGGAAAATTCTCGAAGAGCATGATCACGATCATTTGGGTACAACTGCGAAAGATTTTTAGTGACCATTAAGTTTTTTTTCGAAAGAAATTAAAAAATCTTTGTTTCTGCACACATGGTCGTTCTCGCCCTGATACATTCTTGTTCACCATAAAGGCGTGGGCAAGAAGCCCCGAACATAGGAGATAGACATGATTAACCTTTCCAAAGTAGATAGTTTTCCTGAACTGACTCGTAGCGGTCGGGTTAGTGAAGAACTTCAGCAAATCATTAACGCTCTCGTTTCTTCTTCGGAGAACGGTGATCGTTTTGCTTTGACTGGTATTGAGGCTGGTAAGGCTTACAATTCAATGCAGCAGAGAATTCGTGCTCAGGCTAAGAAGTTGAATCTTAAGGTTGTTATTCGCTTCGATGCTTCTGAGCAGAAGCTTTACTTTAAGGCTACTAGCAATGGAAGCACAACTAATACAGTTAAGGCTTCTGATGTCAAGTCAATCAAGACAACTAGCAAAGTTTCGGCTAAGTAATTAGTCGTAATAAAGTTGAAGAGGCCGGGTGAATTTTCACCCGGCCTCTTTTTTTTTGCTATACTTGGCTAATGCTTGAATTAACACCTACAAATATTGAAATATCGAATGAGCAAATTGAATCATGGTATCCCCTTATTGCTATGCCTTGTTATGATCGTTTAGTTAGTGAGCCAACTTTTATGTCTACCATAAAGGCAGCTATGGCGTTTCGTGATATAAATATGAAGTTTGGCATCAGCACGATTAGTGATTCTTTAATCACAAGGGGTCGAAATCAGTTAGTTGCTAAGTTTATGTCAAACAAGAATTTTACACATATTCTCTTTATTGATGTTGATCTTGCTTTTAGTTATGAAGATATTTTGAAAATGCTATGGCATGATAAAGATATCATGACAGGTGCTTATCCCATCAAGGATATTCTTTGGGATAAGGTTGTAAAGCTTGTCAATGAAGGTTGTGAAAAAGAAAAAATTGCCGAGAAGAGTACTAGATTTGTTGTTAATCCTGTTGCTGGTGATAGCGGTCGTGTTCGTGTAGATAATGGTGCTATATCAATTAAAGATGCAGGTACTGGGTTTATGCTTATCAAGCGTGAGGTTTTTGAAAAAATGTTCGAGGCATATCCAGAACTGAAATATAATGATGATACTGGTTCTCTTTCTGGCGAAGAGAGGGAAAATTCGTATGCCCTATTTAATAGTTTCATCGATGATGATGGAAGGTTTTTGTCGGAGGACTACGGATTCTGTAGATATTGGCAGAAACTTGGTGGAGAAGTCTGGGTTGATCCTTCTATTGAATTAGTTCACCTTGGCAGGTTTGAATACAAGGGTCGTATGATTGATTGGCTTGTCGATAATGCCAGCCCTACGCAGCTTGATAATACAAGCGAAAACTGATTAGGAAATCAGGTTTTATAATAAACTGTCGCACCCTCGTCGGATATATACTAAAATTCTGTGATATATTGACTAAAACATGCGTGGTGTGCTTTTAGGTAAAACATTACATACCTGGCGATACATTCCCTCACCTATTTCCTCTTTAACGTTAGAGCGCACCTAACGTTAGAAACCTCCTAACGTTAGAAATCATTTCCTTTGATTTCTTTGACCGTTTCTGCTTATTTAGTGCGAATATATCCCGATCCTGTCCGCTTTATTTGTTTGCCAGATAACCTGATCCATAGTGAAGTTTATCTCTCGGTTTATCGCTCAGACATTTCGCGGCACTTTGTGTCGCTCTTTGTCTCAGCCATTCTGTCGGCATTTGCCGAGGCTTATTGCGTGTAAATCTTTGTGTAAAACACACGGGAAGGGAATGTAATGGATAACTTACAGCAAACTTGTGACTCTATGATCGGTCTTAGTTTCGACGTTAGGGGCGAAGATTACGGTCGGATTATGCGTTGGGTTACTGTTCAGAAAGACGGTAAGACATACTATGTCTTTATTACTTCTATCGGTAAGCAAGTAGAAGCGACAAGTGTTATTGATTACATTCGCAATACAGTTCGCTATCCTGACGGTTCAGATTATGTTCTAGCTCAGCGTAAGATCAAGCCAAAGCGTAAGGGTGGTCCTGCGTTTCCTAATACGATTAGCAACCGTACTAATCTTCGTGGTGCTGTTATGCCTAAGGCTTTGCCTCACGAACGAGAACTCAATAGCCAGCTCAAAGGAAAGGGTGAGTGATTATGTCAGACTCTGATTTCGAAATAGTAGATGCGTCCACTATTGACTTTGTTCGTCGTGGTGGTCGGCGTAAGGGTTTGGGTAATGGTAGGAACTTTATTCCTGCTGAGCCTGTGAGTTTGAGTAATGATGACCGTGAGGGTCAGTATTTGATGTACAAAGCGTATCAGCGTAACTATCAGCGTCGTCATGGCGTTACGGAAACACCTTACGATCATCTTATTGATCCGGTGTTGCAGCGTGAAGAAGAATACAGTAAGTTATTTCCGATTACTTTGATCGAAGCTCGACTTATTGTTCAGGAAGAAAGTGAGGGGAAGTAATGAGTGAGGAAATGGAAAAGCTTCGCTATGAACTTTGGCAGATGAAAAGTGAGCGAGATAAGTTGATGCGAACGGTTATTCGTTCGCATCGACTTCTGAATAACATTGACGTTATTCTAAGGTCTAAAGACTCCTACTTTACACCTGAAAATATTGCTAGTATGTCTGGTAATGAAGTCGAGCTTATTGAAATTGAACTGAAATCAATTGGTATTACAACTTTCGGTTCTCCTGGTGAAAAAATGAATGATTATTACGGTTGGTTCGAGATTAGTGAAGCGAGAGAGTTCACTGTTGTAGAACCTGCTTGGGTTATTGAGGTTCTTGGTGAAACTCATCTGTTGGAAAAAGGAGTTGGTTACTGATGATTCAAGAAATCGAATTCTTTAGAGAATTTGGCGGTTTCTTTGCCAAAGACATAAGTGGTTCAAGGATCGCTATTCAGGTTCTTCATTGTGGTTGTGAAATAAATACTCATCAGCCAATGAGATTGTTTCAAGTAGAGAAAGGTTCTACGACTCCATGCCCTAATGGTCATGGTAATCAAAAGACAAAGCAAGTTATGTCGAAAGGAAACATATGAATCGTCAATTTCTTATTGTCAAAGCAATGAATGACTTTGGATGGTCAAAGTCATTTGCTACTGAATATGTCATGGAAAGAACATACAATGGTCTTTCTCATCATTCGGCTATTCGTGCCGCAATGACTTCAACTTATGTAAAAGAACAAGATAAACCAAAGGTGGTGTGATGAATACTGTTACTGATAATGATGTGCTTGACAAACTTCGTGAAGAATACGATTTCTTTGTCAAGTTCGAAAAAGATCCTTTGATGAGAGAGATAAGTATTCGACTTGCTCAGATCATTGAGTTCTTTGATCCAAACTTTGAGAGAAAGCATTATTGCGGCTACTGATTGGAGACACTATGGCTAAGTGTGTTTATTGTGAGTCAGATTATTCTGATGAGCGATCAGAGTTAGGCTATGACTATTGCCTGGCGGATAAGTGTCAGCAATCTGGTATGAGTAAGTCTAAGCAAGAGTTTTTGGAAGAGTATACGCCTGCTTTGCTTCATAAGTGTAATTACTTTTGGGTGAAGAAGTCAGAGCTCAAAGATTTGAATGTTCGTGCTGATTTGGATAGATAGGAGAGTAAATGTCTGCTGATTGCTATTTGACAGAGAAACTCGTTGAGTATTTCAAAGAAAATCGACATGGTGTTCGGTTTCCGAAGTTTTTGAGTGACTGTATTACAGTCGATAGACCGAAGATTGCTGATGAGCTTTTGGGTTCGCCTTGGGACTTCTATTATGATGAGAGATTGAGTGAGGAAAAGTGGGACATGGTTCGTAAATGGTGGGATAAGGAGTGTTATGCCTAATAAGTTTAAGCCTGGTGATTACGTCAAATCAAGGCGTTTCAAAGGAGTAGCTATGTATGTTCATAACTACTCTGTTATGTATCATCATCATGATCATGTTGATGATACTTACGAAGATGTGCTTTGTGATGATGTTTATGATTGCGTCATGGTTGGCGATGACATGGTTCACAAGATTGATGAAGAAGATTTGGAATTGCTTCCTGTAAGTGATTTCTGTTACGAATGTGGTCAAATTGGTTGTAAACACAATGTTATGGAGGAAGAATGAATAGGCAAAAGATGATAGAGCTGGCTGACTTTATTGAGAATCTTGATGGTAAAAGATTCAATATTGGCTACTGGGCATCAGACTTTAGTAATGGATATTATACTCCTACACCTAGTCTTGACGTTAACCTTTGCCAGACAGCAGGTTGTATTGCTGGTTGGGCTATGGCAATGGAGAATGGTGGGGAAATAACTCTCCCCACTATTGTTAGTACAGAAACGGCTAACTACAACGTTTTTAGTGGAGCAAGGATTCTTGGTCTAACATTTGCCCAGGCTTCTCGTTTGTTTTATGTTGATCCTGATTCTGTTTGGGTCGAATATTTTAAACAGTACAAGCATTTGATGTGGATAGAGGATATTGAAGAGATTGAAGCATACTCTGACTATCAAGGTCGTATTGATGAAGAAAAGCTTGGTGAAAAAATTACAAATAGTATAGCAGCTTTTATGTTGCGTCAGATTGCTAATGGTGAGTTTGATCTTTCTGATGAATGGAGACCGTGAAATGATTAATCGTGAAAATATGATGAAGCTCGCTCTTCATCTTGAAGATATTCATAAGAGTCGTTTTAATATGGGCTATTGGGTTAGCTCATATCAAGATGAGTATCAAGAACACATGGAGGGTGAGCGTTTAGATATTAATGATTGTGGTACTGCTGGTTGTATTGCTGGTTGGGCTGTTGCTTTGGCAAATCATGGAAAATTTTATGCCATTGATGCTGATGAATACGAAGGATTAGTATTAGATGAAGACGAAGTTCTTCTGGGTGATGTTAGGCATCATGCTGCTGAATGGCTTGGTCTTTCTGGTAGTCAAGCAGATCAGTTGTTCTATTTCGGTGAAGATTCTGTTTGGAATCGATATATGGACGACTACGGTTTAGATACCTATAAAGCTCTCGGTAGTCCGAATAAGAATCAAATTAATTCCGATAGCATTCACCCTAAGCATGCTGCTGATATGCTTTATCGTATTATTAGCGGTGAAGATGTGTTTACAGAAGATGGGAAGTTCTTGTGACTTCTTATATTTGTAGAAGTTGCGGTTCCGAATACCCTGAGCAACCTGAAGATAATTTTTGTAGGGTTTGCCATGAAAATGAAGTGTTCTCTTCAGATGAATATTCCTATTACGATTGGGAGGATTAAATATGAATCACATAATTAAAATGAAACCAGAAATTAAAGAAATGTGGATTGAAGCTCTCCTTTCTGGTGATTATCAGCAGGGTCAGCATCATCTTTGTCAAGACAATAATGATGGTTCTAAGTCATGGTGTTGTCTAGGTGTTCTTACAGATCTTGCCATGAAAAATGGTGTCGATATTGATATGGAAAGATCCCTGTCTGAATCTAATGTATACGCCTTTGATAATGATTCAGAAACACTGCCTTTTGCGGTAAAAGAATGGTCTGGCATTGACACAGGTTCTGGCCAGTATTCTCATCCGAATATTGATGACGACGATGCTTTGACTTGTTCACTTGCTGAAGATAATGATGCTGGTCTTACATTTGAAGAACTTGTAGACATAATTAAAGCGTATTTCTAAAAACAAGGAGGAATCATGTTTGACGATTATCTAAATATTGGGCCTACTCCGCCTGAGGAAGATTGTGTTCAGGTTGGTAGTGAGGATTACCTTAGGAAAACAAAGCTTGAAGTCAATGCTTTTATCAATCAACTTGAGCGTGAGTTTTCTCATTGGGTAGAGAATGATTGGGTTCTTTTTAATAAGAAGTGGTTCAATCATGATTTCGGTCGGTACTGTGAAGTGGTTGTGTATTACAAAACTGATGATGAAACATCTAGGGGTTGTGCTCTTTCTGTTGAGCGTTCTCACTATCATTATTGGGATGAAGAAGCCAAAAAAGAATTACGAGAGGCTGGGTATTGGGTATGAGTGATGTTTTATACAAAGGCTTGACTCTTGTTGAACTTGCCCAACAAGCTTTGCAAAAGCCTGAAGATTTCGGATGGTGGGGCGGTGATGAAATGTTTGATACTTGGGGTTGGTCAGGTATTGATGTTCATAACGCTTCTGATTCTGTTCAGATTGTCAATTTTGATCTCATCAAGACTGATTTGATTGAAAGATTTCCTGACGATTTTGAAGTTGTTGGTTTGAGGCATTGGGCTGTTGGTCATGTTGATAGATTGACTTGCCGTATTCTTAAGGATAGTATCAGTCATGATAGTATCACTGATGATGATATTACTGATGCTTTTAAGGCCGCTATGGATTGGCTTCTTCAATTGGATGATTATCCTATTGTTGATGATGATGCTCTCTATGAGTATTGTTATAATCAGGAATTGGAGTGGATTACTCAAGAGTTGCCGGCTGAGGTTTATGTTGCTAATTCGAAAGAAGAAACGGCGGCCTTAATTCTTAGAGAACTTAGTCAACTTGATGATTATGATGTTGTTGGCTATAACCTTGATGGGGCTTCTGTTAGTGAACATCTTATGCGTTATGCGGCTTACGATTTAAGTTTGTGTGATGCTAGGCATCGTGAATTTTGGGATGAATGGGTCGAAGAAGAGGGTTTGCCTACGATTTTTTGGGGTGATAACTTTGGTGCGCCGGCAAATGTTGTGCATAAGTTAAATGGTCAATTGAATCTTTTTGATGAGGAGAATGATGCCTGAAGTTAATGAGTTTAAGATTACAAATCCGAGAGCACCTTTCTTTATTCTTCAGGAACTTCTTGAGCATACAGATGTTCCTATGAATAGGCGTGGTGATTTGAAGTGGATTAAGGATAATCTTGATTCTATTTCTGTTCCCGAAGATGTCATTATTGAACTGACTAATGTTGTTAATGACCTCTGTTTTGTAAAGGATGGTGAGTAATGAGTTTGGATAAGCAAGCTCTTGATCGTTGGCTTACGGAAGAACCTGATTGGAGAAGTGGTCCAATTTTTCATTCGTATGGTCATATCGAAAAAGGTGCTGAATACGGTGCTTATGATCAATCGTATCCGCCTTATGATTTGTCTTTTAACAATATTGATAGTTTGAGGTGTCGTGATTGTAAGACACCTGTTGGCTATTTGTTGAATGACAATAGTTATCCCCCAACTTCTTCAATTGTTGAGTTTTGGCAAATTGATGAAGATGGTGAAGAACTTCTTTGTGAAGATTGTTATGAGAAAATTATCGAAGAGATTGGAGAATGATGGCTGATTATTGGATGAAATTGATTGGACATGTAGCAGTTGATAGTGGTCAACTTATGCTTTGTGATCCTTGCTATATTAAGTCTAAGGATTGGGAAGATGGTCCATTTGAGAGAGCAAAGCCTGATAATGCGGGTTATTATCCGTTTAATTATAACGGTGCTTGTGGTGCTACTCTTTCTGATGAGTTGGCTGGCCGTATGTTTTTTGAATCTGGATTTGATGGGGCAGCAGTTGCTTTTGCTTCTGGCTTTGGTGATGGTCTCTACCCTGTTTATGCTACTTATGTAGATGATCCAGACTTTGGCAAAAGAATTGCCAAAGTTGAAGTTGTAATGATTGATATTGATGAGGAGGAAGAATAAAATGCCTAACTGGTGTGAGAATAGTTTTGTCATTGCTGGCAAAAAGAATAACCCTGCTATAGATACTTTGTATCATTATCTTGAGTCTGGTGACTTTCTTGAGAGATTGATTCCAACTCCGAAAGAGCTTTTGGATGCTAAATCCCCCAATGATGATGAAGAATTGAAAATGGAGTTTATGGCTAAGTATGGCTCTGTTGATTGGTATTGGTGGAGAGTGAATAATTGGGGTACGAAGTGGGATTTGGGTGATATTAGTAATATTGAAGTTCGTATTGATAACAACTATAAGTTTATTACTTTTAGTTGTGATACTGCTTGGTCTCCACCGGAAGAAGCGTTTGAGAAGATTTCTGGTATGACTGAGTTTAGAAATATTTATTTCTATGATGAGTATCATGAGTCTGGCATGGGATTTGAGGGTTTCTTTTCTTTTATTAATGGAGAAAGTCGAGGATCTGAAACTGTTAGTTCTTATGTGAAGACTGATGATGTTCTTGCTGATTTTGCGTTTTATCTTGGAGAGATTGAGGAGGAAAGTAAGTAATGTTTGATGAGAATGATCCTGAACTGTTGGCAAGTTTTGATAATTCAATTCCTGATGGGTTGATTGATGGGTCTCAGTACGCTGAGATTGTTCAGAGATTGTTCTTTGAACTTAAGAAGTTGGATCCTGATAACTATTTGTCAAGTATTACTTGGGTAATGAACTGTGTCAATGAATGTTATGACGGTGATAGTAATCAGGTTGATACTACTAAAGCCGTAGATGTTGTTACTGCTCTGGCTTATTATATGATTTCAATGACTGCTGCTATTGATGTTCATGAGTGGGGTAGGTTTATCGAACATCAAGAAACTGTTGCTATTCCTGAATTGATGGAGGGTGCTAGTGCTATGCCTTTCTATGACATTAAGGATGATGTGGAAAACATCATGAATGTTTTGGAACAGATGGAGCAGGGTGACTTTAGTTCAGTTGAGTTTATTGATGAAGATCAGGCCAGAGAGTATGGGATTGATTTGAATGAAGAAAACTGAGTTGTCTTTACAAACAGATGCTGCTTGTAAGGATAAAGGAACAGAGATGTTCTTTGTTGATGAGGGGCCTGTATCTAATAAATCTGTGCGCACAAATATCAACAAGGCTGTCTCTATTTGTAATTCTTGTTCAGTACAAGATATTTGTCTTATGACTGCTGTGAACAGTGATGAAGATGAATACGGTATCTGGGGTGGTTTTACAAGGAAAGAGCGTAGGAAAATGTTCATGGAGGGTGAAAAAATTACTATTGAGGAAGCAAAGGATTACGTGTTATGGAAAAGAAGTTTGTAATTACTATTACTAAGACAGCAGTAGTGCCTCTTATTTCAGAATTTGAGGCTGAGTCGTTGGCTCGTTTGATTACTGAAAGGGAATCAACTGAAACAATGGCTGGTAATTTAATGTTCGTTACAACAGATATCAAGGAGATGGAGTATGCCTGAAGATTTCGATTTGATTGTCAAGAATCAAACTGAAACTGCTACAATTGAGGAAGTTGAACAGAATCTAAATGTTCGCTTTAAGAAGATGCAGCGTCTAAGCTCTTCTGTTAAGCCTAACGATGTGAATGTCGATTCCTCGTATCAGAGAGATGTGTCTGATGTAAGAGTCAATTCAATTGTCAAGAATTTCAATAGAAATGCCATTGGTGTTGTTACTCTCTCCATTCGTGAGAATGGTGATTTGTATGTCATTGACGGTCAGCATCGAATTGAGGCTTTGAAAGTTCTTGGCAAAGGTGATGAAGACATTAATGCTATTGTTTTCTTTGACTTGTCTGTTGCTGATGAGGCTGAGTTGTTTGTCATTATGAATGAGGGCCGTACTAAGCCTAAGCGATATGATTTACACAAAGCATCGTCTAAGTCAGGAGATCTTGCTTCGCAAGAAATTGACCAGATTCTAGCATTTCATGGCCTAAGTGTTGGTGATAAGCCTGGATACAACATTATCCGTGCTATTGGCACTGTCCATAAAGTGTACGATAAGATAGGCAAAGACAAACTGAGTGATGTGTTGAAAGTATTGATCGATGCTAACGGCAACCATTCGTCAGCGTTTACGGCAGAGTATATCTTGGCAGTTGCATCGATTATTGCAAACTACAACAATGTCAATTTAGCAAGGCTTTCGCTGGGTATTAAGAACCTTGGTAATCCTGAAATGGCTACGCTAAAGGCGGCTAGTTCTGCTCCGAATAGCAAGGCGTTTTCAAAGGTTATTACATTGGCATCAATGATGATTGATGGACATAACTACCGTTTAACTAAGAATCGACTTGATAAGGTCGTTATTCTTTCATGTGATGCAAGGAGTTATCTTGGCGGGAACTAAAAAACCACGGTCTGCCGAAAAGTACTGGTTTGCTACCGGATACTATTGCGGAATGACTGACAATTACGATCCACCTAGTAGGCAACTACATGATATTGCAATGGAGAGGATTGGGTTGAATATCACTAAAGAGTGGGAAGATGGTTGGGAAACCGGAGTCCATGATAGAGCAATAGGAGAGTACAATGTCAATTGATGAACAAAAAACATGCGAGCAGAGAATCTATGATCATCTGAGAGGTCGTCAGGAAACGATGAAAGAACTTCTTGAGGCTTGCGATACAGATTCACCTATTGATGGTTATCATGATCCTCATGAAGCTCTGAATAATTTTGCACTTGCCTATACCGAATGGAAGACTGTTAAGATTGAGCTTTCATGGGGTGGTCCTGCTGATTATCTAATGGCCCTTGTTGACCATGAGAATGACAATAAGATCGTCAGACTTGACTATCACTTTGCTGATTGGTTTGACCATGCTCAAAAACCAGTCGATAGAGATACACCTTTGTTCCGTTATGCTGAATATGTTATTGGTTCTTACTAAAAGGGAGAATAAAAATGCAAGAATACATTACACTACGGTTGCCAACTAATCAGTTGGATGAAGTCATTGAAGAACTCAAGACTAATCTTTCCGAAGAAATTTCTGAGTCTATCAAGGATGAAGTTATTGAGGCGGTCAGAGATGACATCAAGATGGACATTGGTGATTACATCAATATTGATGATCTAGCCGATTCTATTCAGAGTGACTATCTTGATTATGATTCGATTGCTGAAGAGGTAGAAGGTAAGATTGAATCTGTCTCTAGCCAGATCGAATCTCTTATTGGTGAGTTTAATCCTGGTACTCATTGTGGTCTTGGTCGTGCTGTTGAAAGTTTGATCGAAGACAGCCTTGAGTATTCGATGTTTAACAATGACGAGTTTGCCAAGAAACTCGGTAGTTTCATCGATAACTGGTTGTATAAGCCAACTCCTGAGCCTGAAGTTACAGAATCAATTATGAGTGGTGTTACCGAGCGTCTTGGCATTCCTGAGACAAAGCCGGCAGAGCCAACTATTTCTTTGACTGTGGGTCAGCTCAATGAAATCATTCATCGTAGTTTGACTGTTGGTCTTGTGAATACAGTTAACAATAATGTTTCTGATCTTGTTGATATCGCAGTTAATCAATTTGATGGAGACATTCAGTCCTTTATCCATACAGAATTGCCGTACTAAGGAGGAAAAGCAATGCCTTTGACTTGGAATGTTAGTGAAGTAGACTTCTATAAAGATGATCTGGATTCTATCTGGATGAAAAGAGATGATGGTTGGGGAGAATATGACGATGTTGTTCCCGAATTGAAAGCTCTTATCTTTGGTTCAGCAGCAGTTGCTATTGGTCATCTCACAGAGAAAACAGCACCTGATTTCTATGCTAGGTGGAAGTTTCTGGAGAAGGTTGATGGTTTGTATGTGACTGCTCATATGGGTGAAGATGGGTTGTGGAATAACCAGTACATCACTCCTTATATTGTTAAGAAACACATTGGTCTTTCTACGAATGTTTCTACTCGTAGTAATGCTGAATGGGTGAAGAACATTCTCAGGAATGACAAGTCAATTAAGTATTCGTCGCCCGAAGTTAAGGCTATGCTTACTGTTTCTGCTCTTGAATACAAAGAAAGCATGAGTGATCAATGAATATTGTAACAAGCGTTGTGTGTCCAGAGTGTGATCGTGTTTTTGATCTACTTGATGAGGATGATGCTAATGAGTGGTCTTATGGCCATGATTGTGAAGTAATTGAAGAAGACGACTGAAAGGGAAAGTGATGACAGGTAAGTATCTCAAGATTACAAATAAGACCGGCCTTGTGCCTCGTATTAACCTGGAGAAGCTTGGTCTTTCGACTAAGCGAAATGATCCAGGTACTATCGGTCAGTTTGGCTCAGGCATTAAGTTTGCCCCTATTGCTGCTTTGCGTAATGGATGGGAGTGGTGGTTTGTTGGCTCTGACTATTTGGGCGAATACAAGTTGCGTTATACAAAAGTAGTTGAAGACGGTGTTGAATGTGTTGCCTATGACTACGGCGATTACCAGAAATCTTCTTCTTTCACTATTGATGCTGGTTGCCTGTCTTGGGTTACTCCTTTTCAGATTTATCGTGAGGCAGTTGCGAATGCTTTCGATGATGGCGATTGGTCAATTGGTGTTGTTGATGCTTCTGAATTGAAGGTTGTTGACGGAGAGTTCTCTGTATTTATTACGGCAGCACCTGAATTACTTGAAGTTCATAACAACTTTGATAAGTATTTCGCCAATACTCGCAAAGTTATGTATCAGTCAGGTGGAGTTAAGTTCCTACAGAAGATTGATCATAAGATGAGAATCTATTCTCACAATGTTCTTGTTCATGAGTCAGATCATGAATCAATTTACGATTACAACATCGATGATCTTCGACTAAACGAAGAGCGCAATATTGCTTCTCTTTGGGACGCAGAGTGGACTATCTCTGGGAAAATCCCAACAATGACTGATGTAGAGCAGATTGAAAAAATCATCAGATATGAGAGGGAACATTTTGAGCCTTTTGAGCTTAGCAAGATTTTGGGTGCTAAGTCATTGGAGCGAGATAATGTTTCTGGACAATGGTTCGATGCCTTTGTAAATGTGTACGGTGAAAACTGTGCTATTTATGATGAGATCGGTGCTGCACATAATGTTCAGGAGTCAATCAAACTTCGTGGTTTTAAGCCTGTTCATATCGGTAGTCAGAATCTTTATTATATTCTAAAGGCGGCTGAGGTGAGGACTTATATTGAAGTTCTCGGTGAGGAATACAATCTGGACACGGACTTTGATTTGTCGCCAGCAAAATATCCGAATGTTGTCAAAGCGATTGAGATTGCGTCAGAGTATATTCCAGAGATTAAAGATCTTGTTGCTACTCAGAAACTTGGTGTCTTTAGCTCTGATCTTGAACGTAATCTTGGTCTTACTATCAATGCGACAAAGGATCGCTCTGAGCGTATGATGTTCATCAACAAAAATCATGCGCAGGATAGCGTCGAAAGTATTGTAGCAACTATTGTTCATGAGTATGATCATCTTGATACAGGCTATACGGATAGTGATTATCGCTACTTTAGAGATGTTGCTGATCGACGTATCGCTTCACTTATGATGAAGTTTTATGAGGATAAGTGCTACGAACTGCGTGGTGATGTGCTAACATTCCCTCTATCGAAAATTGCTATGATCGGTAGCAACATGACGTTTGTTATCACAAAGTCTAAAGAGTTCTCTTTCATCAGGGTTGGCGACAAGATGTTTATTGCTAATGGCGACATTGAGTTTGACGATGAATCTTCTGTGTTTGTAGGAGCTCTTGTTGTTAATGATACTGCCGATGGTCTGGTTATTCCCAGCCTTAGGAACGTAAAAACCATTGGAGGCATCAGTGTATAGACTGAGTTACGTTTTTGCAGCAGTTGCTCTATCAGTAGCATTTGCAGCGATGTTGCCAATATTTATTATCTGCCTTGCCCTTTGGGGTATTCTTTTTATCATAGGACTGTTTATTTAAAATGCCTAAATTTGACGAGTACTTTGTTGTAGAGTTTAGAATACCTATTCGTGTTGATGACGTTTCTTCTGTTCAAGAGGCTATTAGTAAGGCAAATAGAATTTGTCAGAGACAACATGGGTTTAAACCTGACAACTGGTATGCCAGAGTTTTTGAGTATACAACTGGTGAGGAAGTAGTTGGGCCTTTTAAAGAGTATTTCTACAACCCTTATTCTGCTACTTACAGGGAAGTCACAAAGAATCATGGCTATCATAATGACATGATTAAGGCAGGTATAAGTCCAGAAGATGGATTTGACTATAAAAAAGTTGCTGATCAGACAGAACTAGAGTCTGACATTGAGTTTAGATTGGAGGACTACGATGGTAATGATGAAGATTGACATCGATGAAATTAAGTCTAGTAACGTAGTTGGCATTACCTTCACAGCAGAGAAAGATAACGATAATTTCGTTAGTCACGCCTCAGTAACAGGTGATCTCTTGGTTGAGTATTCTACTGGTGATGTGTATAGATATTTTGATGTGCATTTTGCAGCATTTTTAAATATCTTTGCCGGCCCATCTGTTGGATCTAATGTATTCAAGTCGTTAAAGACTTATAGATATGAAAAGGTTTACAATGGCGTATAATCCTTTGATCCGTAAGTTTAGAAGAATAAAGCAATCAACTTCTAAAGATTCAGACCCCGAACTTTCATTTTCAATGAAATGGGTTG